CTCAAACATGGCGCACCTCAAAAGCTGAAAATCTCGGGCGCAAAGACCTTGTGGACAAAATAGCGCACATCGTCCATTGCGTGGTCATTCTCCTTGATGGGCCGGTCCATGGGGGCCTTTTCGTCCCAGCGGTAGAGCCCAAACTCCCGGATGCAGTCCGTGCAGCAGGAGCAGATGAAGATGTCCCCGCTCTGGAGCCTGGTGGCCACATCCCGAATGCCCGCCAACACAGAGTTGGAGGCCTTTTCAGCATAAAAGCGCCCATGCCGCCGGATGGCCTCAATAAAGCTGGCCGCTGAGGGGTCAACGATGACCGCCCGGATGGGCAGATCACCGGCCAGCTTTTCCAGCTCTGCATAATACTCCTCATCGGTGAGCTGGCGGCCCACCTTGCGGCTGTTGTAGTAATACTCCCGGATGCGATACCATTTCCCGCTTGCCCGGCCCCAGAGCCCCATGCTGGTGGGGTTTGCGGTGCCGTAGTCGATGGAAATGTAGTAGCGGTCATAGGGCCTGGGGGCATCCGGCACCACATGAAAATCCTTGTTGAACATGGTGTAAATCAGCCCCTCCGCCACCACCCAGAGGCCCCGGATAAAGCGGTCATAAAACACGCCGGAGTAAAGGCTCTCATACCTGGCCTTGACGGCGGCGGAGAGGCTGAGGTTGTCATCCATGGTGAAATGGAGGTGCAGCATGTTCCGCTTGGCGGCCTCCAGCACCCAGGTGAGATAAAACCAATGGGAGGGGCCCTCTGGGTTGCAATTAAACCAGAGCTTTGAGCCGTCCACGGAGCAGCGGGCACAGGCCTGCTCCACAAAGGAGCGGGGCATGAGGGCCACCTCATCCAACAGGACGCCCGCCAGGGTGATGCCCTGGATGAGAGAGGCGCTGCTTTCATCCCGTCCGCCGAACAGGTAAAAGTTGTTGCTCCGCCCGGCGGCGGTCACCACAATCTTGTTTTCCGTGCGGTACTCCCGAAAAGAGAACACCCCGGCCAGCCAGTTGGGCAGGTTGGAGGTCACATTGCGCCGCAAGCTCTCAATGGTCTTGCCGCACAGCGCAAAGTTTTGGCCTTGAAAGCGGCTCATGGCCCACATGACAAAGCCCACGGTCATGGCCACGGTCTTGCCAGATCGGATGGAGCCGTCACAGATGATGCCGTCATAGCCCTCAAAGCCGGGCCTATTCCACCAGGTCATGGCCAGATTTTGCCGGGGGCTCAATCTCTGGTATATCATCCGTGTCTATCTCCTCTCTGGTGCTCTGGTCTATGACCTCAAAAATGTTGTTTTCCTGTTCGCTGCCGGGGCCGTTTCCGCTGTCAAACACACCCAGGTGCTTGCCCAGCAGCTCCAGCGCCTTTACCTTGTCATGGAGCTTGACCTCCGTGCCATATTGGCCCTCCTTGATGGAGGCAACGGCCTTTTTCTTGTCCTCCGGCAGATCATCCGTGGGGATGAGCCGGACAAGGCCGTTGCGGTTGATGGTCGCAAAGTCCGTGCCGTTGGCAAAGGCTATGGCAGCCAGCTCCTCCAGCACCCGCTCCTGGGTGATTTCCAGCTTGCCCCGGAGCCTTGCCTGGCGCTTTTGGATTGCGGCTTGTATGTCAACATTCGTCAACAGCCTTTGCCCTTGGCTCCTGGCTGTTTTTTCGCTGTACCCGGCCCGCTTTGCGGCGGCGGTGGCATTGAGGTCCACCAGGTACTCATCCACAAACCGCTCTTGTCTGTCATTCAGCTTTGCCACACTCACCACCCCAAAACATAATAAAAAGCCGCTTTTCTTTGAGAAAAGCAGCCAAAAAGACATAGTGAATGGCGGCAGGGGTCTGGTTTCACTTCCGTCACCCTGCCGCCACTCTCAAAGGAGGTAATACCATGATGAGGCATACACCCGCTATGTCAGTGTAACATAAGTACACCGGACAAAACGGACAATCTCTTTTAGTTCCGTTCCAGATACCGTTTCACGGCTTTTCTGCATCCGTCCTCGGTATTCCCTCCGCCAATACAAGCGGCCACCTGCCGCCAGGGGAGTCCATTGACAAAACGATAGGTGAAAATCTGCCGGAGGAGGCTGTCATCAATGCTGGAGATGTAACGCTCCAGGCGGCTCCGCTCATAGAGGCATTGCTGGTGCTTGGCCTCAATGATGCCCCGCAGATCGGCAATCTCCGCCGCATATTCTCCCACCTTGTCCGTCACGCCCGGGGCGTGGGGCATCCCGGTGATGACCTGGGCCCCCGGCAGCGCTTTGACCTCAAGCTCCTGGAGGCGGCGCTTGTCCATCTCAATTTCCCGGTTTAAGTAATACAGCTGGGACAGCTCTTTCAAGGTCATGCGCTCAGTCCTCCGTTTTCTCTCCAGTCCACTCCGGCTGGCAGTTTCCCTCACCCATCATGCACACCTTGGCGCACACCTTGCAAGGGTCACCGCCCGCCATGACAAAGTGCATGTCCTTGAGTAGCTTGGCATAAGCGGCCCGCTCGGCATCCAGCTCCGCTTTCATCATGGCGGCCTCTTTCTGGACGGCGTTGCACATGGCCCCGGCCTCCTCAGCCTCCTTGGCGTATCGCTCAAGGTCCTGGACCTGCTGCCGCAGGGCCTCAATGGTCAGCTTGTCCGCCTCATGCTGGATGGCCAGACGGGCGCTTTCCCGGATGAGCTCATCACAAAAAACCTGCTCACCATTCAAGATCACTGTTAAATTGCTCTTGCTCATGTTGCACTCTCCTTTACCTTGCGTATTCTGGCCTTTAGGGCCCGCATGACAGCCTCATGGGTATCTGCCCGGTCCCGTATGGTGGCCATGACATCCTCATCCTCACAGCCCTGCACAATGAGGTAATGCACAAACACTTTTTCGTAGGGGGAGCCCTGCCGGTACAGGCGGCAGTTTCCCTGGTCATTCAGCTCAAAGCTCCAGTTGAGGCCATACCACACCACATGGCAGCCACCGGCCTGGAGGTTGAGGCCGTAGGCACAAGAGGCCGGATGCACCAGCAGCACATCCACCTCTCCGGCGTTCCAGGCCTCCTCATCCTCCACGCCCTTGTAGACCCGGACCCTCAGCTTTTCGGCCCGGCCCCGGTTGTACTTCTCAAGGCGCTCCAGGATGCGGTCCTTGTCGTGCTGGTAGCCGTAGAATGTGAGGCAATGCTCCCCGTTCAGCTGCTCCAGCAGCTCCGTGAAAGCCTCCAGCTTGCAGTCATGGACTGGGACCACCTTGCCGTCATTGCCATACACAGCCCCATTGCAGAATTGCAGCAGCTTGCCCACCAGTACCCCGGCGGTGCCCGCTGTGATGATGTCCTCATCCACCTCCAGCAGCAGGTCCCGCTCAAACTGGTCATAGGCCTTTTTGGCCTTGGCATCCAGGAGGACGGGGATTTCATGCTGGATGAAGTCCGGCAGTTGCAAATAGTCCTCCGCTTTCATGGAGATGCAGATGTCTGAGATGGCATCCAGCACGGCACTCTCCGCTCCATCCTTGGCCTTGTAGGAAAAAATCTGGGTCCGGCTCCTCTTGTCTGGGTCAAAGTATCGCTCCCGGTAGGCGGACAGGGACGGCCCCAGGCGCTCACCACCATCCAGGAGGTACACCTGGGCCCACAGATCAATCAAGCCTTTGGAGGACGGTGTGCCGGTCAGCAGCACCACTTTCTTGATAAACCGGCGGATGCGCTTGGCGGCCTTGAAACGCTTGCTCTGGGAGTTCTTGAAACTGGTGCTCTCATCAAAGATGACCATATCAAACGGCCAGGCCTGCTGGTAGTAGTCCACAAGCCACTCAAAGTTCTCCCGGTTAGTCACATAGACATCCGCCGGAGTGTTGAGGGCCTTGATGCGTTTGCTGGCGCTCCCCAGGACGGTGGACACCCGGAGATGCTGGAGGTGGTCCCACTTGGCCACCTCCTTGCTCCAGGTGGCCTCTGCTACCTTTTTGGGGGCCACCACCAGGGCCTTGGCCACCTGCCAGCGGAAATACTTGAGAATATTGACGGCAGAGAGGGTGATGACGGTTTTGCCCAGGCCTGGCCGGAGAAACAGCCCAATGGCCGGGTCCTCCACCACCCGCTGGATGCAGTAGGCCTGGTAGTTATGCGGGGTGTACTGCATCGGTGAAAACCTCCCTCAAAAAATCTTTCACGGCATCCAGGCCATAAAGCACCCGGACATCCGCCCCCCGTTTCTCCATCTCGCTCCGCTGCCACTTCTGCACCTTGGCCAGCCTCCCAATCTCTGTTTTCAGCTCCACATACACCGTCTTGCCGGTGGGGGTGATGATGATGCGGTCAGGCACACCAGGATTGCCGGGTGATACAAACTTATAGCATAGGCCGCCATGCTCTTTCACCTTGCGGACAAGGTAGCTTTCTATGCTGCTTTCTCTCATGCTTTTCAACCTCCAATCTGAGGGGGTGGAACATTGTCAACATTGATTTCTATACATATACGCATACAGGCGGGATAGAGAGTTTTTTTTCTCTCTATTTCCTCTATTTCACAATCAATAGAAAATGAATGTTCCAATGTTCCACTTGCCAAAAAATCCAGTGTTTTCAAGGGTTTTGCCCGGAACATTGCCCGGAACATGTCCCGGAACATGTCCCGGAACATTGGAGGCCGTTTTTTGAATGTTCCACCCAATGTTCCGCTCAATGTTCCGGGGGTCAAATGTCCCTCCGGCGGAGAAAACCACGCTGCTTTCCGCAATAGCCAAAGCGCATGGAGTTGGCGCTTTTCTCCCAGTCAGCAGAGGCCTCAATGATGCTGTTGATTTCCGCCGTGTCGCTGTATCTCATGTCCCGCTGCTTGCCGTCCAGGGCCTCACACCAGACCTCCAGGGCACACACCCGGTCACGGTCCACCAGCTTGACATCACCCTGCACGGCCCCCGCCCAGAACATGCGGCGGCGGTCCAGCGGCCAGCTGGGCCAGTCCTCCGGCACCTGGCGCTCCAGAAAGTCCGTGATGAGGCCCTCCCGGGTGCTCACCTCACGGTGCTCCTCCTGCTTGGCCTTGGCGGCCTCCTCCAGATCACCTTTGAGGAAAAGGGCCTCTCCGGTCCTCCATCGGACCACGGCCTCCGCCCACAGCTGGTCAATCTCTCCCGGCAGATCAGCCCACACATTCTTTGTGACGGGGCCCAGGCCCACATCCACGGGCCAGAAACGGCGGTTGCCGGTCCTGTCCTGGAGATAGGCGCTCACATTCGTGGTGCCGAAAAAGACGCAGCAGCGGGGCAGCTCCTTGACATGGCGGCCATAAGCGGCCCGGAAACGGTCAGCCCGTAGTGAGAGAAACTGCTTGATGCGGGCAATGTCTGTGCGCCGGAAAGCGTCCAGCTCCGCAATCTCCACCAGCCAAACACCCTGGAGCAGCTCAGAGGCCTCCTTGCCCTCAAAGGTGCGGATGCTGTCATTGAACCAGCCCCGGCTCATCTTATCCAGCAGGGTGCTTTTGCCCAGGCCTTGCGCCCCGGACAGGATGAGCATGGTGTCATACTTGGTGCCGGGGACCATGGCACGGGCCACGGCGGCGGTGAATGACTTGCGGGTGACGGCTCGGGTGTAGGGGCTGTCCACGGCCCCCAGGTAGTCAATGAAAAGGGTGTCCAGGCGTGGCACTCCGTCCCAGGTCAGGCCCCGGAGATAGTCCTGGATGTCGTTGAAAGCATGGGCGGTGGAGTGCAGGGAGAGGGCCCCGTCAATCTTCCCATTGCCGGTGATGTGGTGGTATCTCTCCATGTACCAGTAGAGGCCCTGGTTGTCGTTGTCATCCCAAAAGCGGCGCTCCGTGCGGTTGTCCCACGGCAGGGGCCCCAGGACTTCACCACGGCCAGCAAATTGGTTGAGTGCAAACTTGCCTTTGAGGAGGGGGTCATGCTCCAGGATAATCCACACATTGTCAATGGTGGCCTTGGGGAGCCCCGTCTGGGTGTTCACGGCCAGCTTGGCCATCCAGTTGGCGGGGTCCTCCTCATTGGTGGGCTCCACGCCCTCAAAGTCCCGGACGGCCTCCTGGTAGCGCTCCTGGCTCATCAGGGCGGCCACATCGGCGTCTTGGACCGCCAGCTCACACATGGCCTTGTAGGACGGCAGGCGGTTTGTGGGGGTCCCAGGCTGGGCCTCATCGTCTTTGTCCCCAAAGCGGTGGAGGCGTACCATGTCAAAGGCATTGACCAGCCGCCCGCTGCACGGGTCGGTGGCGTGGTGGCTGTAAAGAAATTTGCCGTTGTCGTAGATCACAGCGCCGCCGGTAGTGGAGCCGCCCAGGTAGGTGTACCGGCCAGGCATCGTGTCCACGGCCTCATACATGCCGGGGATGAGCTCATCCATGGCCCGGTAGATGTCATAGGTGCGGCAGAAAGCGCCCACCACACCGGTCTTGGCCTCCGGGTCACCTTGCTTGACGGCCAGCTTGGGGAGGCTCAGAGCGCCCGGCACTTGGGGCCAGGCGGTGCAGTCCTGCCAGTCGGCATATTGGGCCAGCAGGCCGTTGACGGAGATGAGGGGCTTGTCCTGCCAGCGGTAGACATACTGGCTGTCAGAGCAGCAGGATGGCCAATACATGAGCCGGGACACCTCAAAGGTGGTGGGGTCCATGAGCTCCAGGCCTATGTATTCCGCCATCTTCCGGGCGGCGGGCTCATACTCATCCGCCGTCATGGTCCGGTCAACGGGCAACAGAACACGCAAGCGGGGAGCCGCCGGGCTGTGCTTTCTGGTGCTGTAAATGCAATAGCCGCACCCCAGAGCCTCCACCCGGCGCAGGACATCCTCCGTGCCGCCGGAGGGGATGTTGTCCAGGTCCAGAGTGATGACATCACGCCCGGTCACATTGTTGGCCTTGCGCCGGGGCCCGGACAGTGTGCCGGCCATAAAGCCGCCCACATCCTTGAGGTCATCCTGCTGGGCCTTTTTCATATTCAGATATTCAGCCAGGGTTTCCGTGCCTCTGGCCGGGGTCTGGAGCCTGGCCCAAAGCTCAGAGATGAGCATGGTTTGGGGTTTCCAGGTCATGGCCCGTCGGTTACTTCCGGCTGATATTGTTATTTTGCGGTCATATTGCATGGGCGGGCACCTCTTACTCCGGGTTTTTTAGCTCATGGCTGGAGGTCAGGAAAACAGCATCATGCACGGCCTTTTGGGTGTGGTCATCAAGCCATTTTCGGGTCAAGCTGGTGGCATAATTCTGCTCCCCGGTGTCCCGGACGATGCGCTTTTGCAGGCGGAGCAGTTTGGCCTCCTTGGCCTCAGAAACTTCCTCTTTCAGATCAAAGATGACCTTGACCTGCTCCAGCATAATCTCCACATCGGCCACCTCCTCAGAGATGTCCTGGAGGTTGCGGCGTCCACGGAGATTTTTGGTCAGCTCTTTGGTCAGTTCCGCCATCTCCTCCATGCAGATGATGAGCTGGTGCTCTTTTCCATAGGCCTCAACGGCACGCTTGCAGACGGCGGTTTCCCATGCTGTCATCTAAAACACCTCCCGGTCTTTTTGTCCTTGAGTTCGATGCGGGCCAGCAGCTCAAAGCCGCTTTCCGCTATGATGAATTTGAGCACCTTGATGAGAAAATTGACCTTTCCCTCCAGGGCAGCGTCCTCCTGCATGATGGGCCGCAGGGCGTTGTAGGCGGTGGGGTCAGGGTAGCCCTCACCGTTTTCCCAGGGTTTAGGGGTCATTGTTCAGCACCTCCTCTTGCCATTTTTCAATATCAATGCCCTTTTCCTTGAGTTTGTAGCGCTCGGGGTAAAGGTCATCCATTTCATAAAATTCACGCATCCGGCGGTGTTCTTTGGCCATCGCCAGATAAAAGTCATGGAGGCGCTTTTCCCTCCATCCATAGCACTGGTACAGGGTCCAGATGACCATGGTGTCCAGGTCAAGGGAAAAGCGCTTGTCTGCCTCCAGGCATTGTTGATTGATTTCGTGCATCATTGCGCTCTCCATGGTCGGGGTCATAATGTCCCGGCCCAGATCGGAGAGCTTGATGTTGATGCTGGGGTCCTTTGGCACCTGGATGCCCTGCTTTTTCAGCTTGCGGCGTTCCTGCCTATTCATGGTTGGCCTCTTTCACACATTGGAGAAAATGCTCAGTGGGCTCCCAGTCCTCCAGCACAAAGACCGTTTCCTCTGGTCCCAGGCCATTGAGGTCACACACAAAGTCACCCTCACCCAGATACATGCAATGGTCACAGAGGTTGGGGTCACAGGTTTTGGGCACCGGACGGCGGTGCTTTTTACGCTTGCCCATAGGTCAAGGCCTCCTTTCTCAGTCCTCAGCGGTGGCAATCTCGCCAG